ATTAAGGCACCAGCTCCAGCTCCAGCTCCAGCTCCAGCTCCAGCTCCAGCTCCAGCTCCAGCTCCAGCTCCAGCTCCAGCACCAGCACCAGCTCCAGCACCAGCTCCAGCTCCAGCTCCAGCACCAGCACCATCTCCAGCTAAAAAAGCTGCTACACCAAAGAAAACACCAGCTAAAAAAGCAGCCGCTACTCCAAAGAAAACACCAACTAAAAAGTCGGCTGCATCTGCATAGGCACCGGTTGTGAAACTTTACAATTTAGTAAGTAATAACCACCACCCATAAACATTAAAAATATAAAAAGGTACATTAATGGAATTTTCTTTCTTTTTTCTTTTTCCATTTTTTCAATATCATTCTTATCTGGAAGTTTCTCGACATTTATGTTGAGTTCATCTATCTTACCGATAAGTTTATGCAAAGCCTCGAGAATCTGAACTTCTCTATTTATAGGTTTTTCTTTTACATCTACAGTTGTTATTTCAAGAACCATATACCACTCTGCATCAGGTTGTAAAGTAACGTAATCAGTATCTTCTTGATACTCGTATAATTCAAAATTTAGTTTCTGTATAGATATGGGATTAAATAAGTTTGTTTGTCTTTGAAACCCTTTCCATTGTTTATCCCTGATGATAGTATGCGAACCGTGGTTGAAATGTCTTTCTAATGGTACTCTCGCTAAAATCTGTCCATGTCTTTCATCGAGTATTTGTGCTCTTTTTGGTATATCTTCACATATAATATCAACGTATTTTGCAACGCTACTCACATGTGAATCAGAGTTCGGATTAGATTGACCAATCTGTGTGATATAAAAATCAACTGGTTTCAGTCCACATACCTGTGACATTTCTTCTAAATGTAAATTCGATTCAAGTGTTAGATCTATAGAAAATGTATTATTTGAACCATTTACATATTTTGAATCTATTATAATGTATTGTACTTTTTTGTGTAAGTCCTGGAGTGAAACCATCTTGTATTTACAATATAAAAAAATAAACATAAATAATAGCATGTTTTCGTTCTACTCTAGTATATCTCGCTTATTGGCTTCAAATACACAAACACTAAAATCAGTGGAATCCCATGTATCATTACATTCTAATACGATACACTCTAATATGATGTTATCATCAGATTTTTCTACTAATAAGATTATATCAAAAAATGACAGTGATGAGACTATTATTTTAGAATATTTAAAACATGACAAAACATTCGAAGAATATACTCCTAAGTTTTTTAAATATAAGTATAAAAATATATAAAAATGAAATGGACGACTATATCGCCTTACACACATACGACTATAAACTCTCTTTTTGTCAAGCGACAAACGAACTCCCGGGTGACATGCAAAGACTTGTATGGGAAAAACTTAATACGTACGAATCATGTGATCTCGTGTGTCCGGGAGCCCCTCAACGAGCCTCCAGAAATACACGATTCTCAAAAGAGAGAATCGAAACTCTGGTTAACCGATGGAGAGAAAAGTGGGGCGAACCTACTCCGTGAAAATATGAATACACTTGAACGTGAACAAATGTGTTTAAATGATTACGAGCGTAGTGAATATGATTCATATTCACTCGTACTTTATAAACTACTTCTCGATGATCTTAAACACCAAAGACGCGAATTACAATATTCTAATATTTTCGGTGATAAATGGCGAAAAACACCCACTAATAAAAGTAATTTATTAAATATTCGTAGACGTATATATGAAGTTGAGAAGAGCTGTAAAGATTTTATAAAAAAGGAACGCGCATTTAAGAAAAAGTATTTTCAAGATGAAAATTACATTATTAAAGGTATAGATGTAGAGTAAATAAATTGTAATATGTTAAATATAATAAATCCGTACACTAAAACCATTAGAATATCATGCCCTACTAAACGTAAAGAAGGTATTACGGAATACGAACAAGTCAAGACTAAAATTAAAAAATCAACACTGAAATACGGTGTAGCTATTTCGACGTATAACTTCATTTTTCATACACCCGTTGACGGTGTATCTGCTACCTTAGGGACAATTGCATCGTGTATTTATATAGATTCGTTGTCATCATATGTAGATAATATTGAAAGAATACCCGGTTTGAATAAAAGATTATTGTTACCGACATGTTTGGCATTAGCTGAATCAATGTGGAATTCTAATGATTTACCGTTTGATTTTAATATGGGAGCAACTTTATTTGGATTTTTGGCGTATAAAATGGCTTTTTATCAAATTATAGCTGAAGAATTATTGATGAACGACGATGACCTAAGTAGTATCGATGAAATATAAAAATTAAAAATAAAAACAAAAACAAAAACAAAAATGTCCTTATTCTTTAATCTTTTAAAAACACACACTGACATAATTGAACCCAAAGATATGAACGAAGTCATGACTAATGCTTTGGGTTTAGTCGTAGGTGTTGATGTTGAAGTTTTTGCACTTAAACCCAAAGATGATTTTCCGACTGAACTTGGTGATAATACGTATCTCGGTTATATTTGTTTGAGTAAACTTGATGATAGAAAAGATATTCGAATTGTTCAATTCTATCACGAAAACAAAGGGTGTGAAGAAATTACTTTACCTTTTCTTGACATGCTTGTTGATAAATTATCTCCTAAAGAAGGAACTATGTTAAATCATAAAGACATGATAATTGTACCTCGAATCATACATAGGTCTGATAGACGTATGTGGACCAAATATATGAAAAGGTATTTTGAAGATATCGAATCTGGTGAAAAGTTTTACTTAAAAAACAAAATACCCGAAAATGTAGATTGGGGGTTTCTTAAGGAAACGTTACCACAAAAAAAAATGGAAATTTAATCATACTTAAACAATATAGACTTTTTAATGATATAACATGTCTAACAACCTCACACACGAACTTTTAAAAAACTGTACATCGCTCGTCAAACTTTCTCACCTTAATGATTTATGTAGTAATTTGAACAATAAAACCTGTAATGTCTATGGTTTGCGTGCAGAATTTGGATACCCCGAACACCTTATTCCTTCCAATAATAAAAATTATATCGCTTACATGGGAGTTTCAAAGAAAAAAATTGAAACAAGTTATGGACAGGCGCATTTTACAACGTTCTCCTATGAACCTAAAATAAATGTTTGTGAATCTCCTGTCGGTGTTTTAGAACACATGTATGATATTTACGTAGAAGAAACCATGGAAACTCTTTATAGAAATAAGTATAGAGAAGGTGAAAATTATTCGATTGAACTTTTTCCTTCTAAAATCGAATACAAAGATATTGGGTATTGGAGATGGTTATTTCAAGAAGATTGGGGTATTTATGATAAAATTTCAATGGAGGACTTTATTGATGATTATGAAATTAAGAGTCATGTAAATTGGGATAATCTTTATGATATTCTTCCTAATAATATCGACGATGTAAAACGTACAAATGAATACTCATCAAGTGACGAAGAAAGTGAAATGCTTTCTGAATCTGAAACTGAAATCGAAGAAGGTGAAATTGTAAGTGAATCGGAGTCCTAAGTTGAAATATAAAAATATAAAAATATAAAATATAAATGCGACCAAATTGTTGCTACCAACCCTGTTATTGTAGAGCTGGTAAGAACGGATTCTGCTTAAAACACAACGAAATTGCCGAAGTAATTGAAGCCTTACTTTTATTAAAAAATGAAGGAAACAACAAAAGAAAAGTATCCAGAACTGTACAAAATAAATAAACACATTGTGAGTGTTTATAAAGAACGAGATTATTGGAAAGAAAAGTATATATTTCTGAAAGATGAATTTGATATTTATAAGATTGAAAAAATAGAAGAAAATCCAAAAAAAATATCTAAAAAAAATACAAGTTTTACGAAACGAAAGAATGTAACACAGTCCGTGAGAAATTATGCAATTGCCACTAGATCTGAAGAACTGGGTATTAAAAACACTTTTACTTACAAAAAACTCTTATATCTCGATCCGTGTGTGTCAAACGAGAGTGAATTTTACAGGTCATATCTAGAAGAATTCCACTTAAAAAATAGAAAGTTTTAATATATACGATGACAACTACTACTCTTCAAAAAATCATGAGCTTAGTTGATAATCACTCAGACGAAATACCTGAAGGTGATTATTTAGAAATTTGTAATACACTCCGTGATATTTCTAGAAATAATCGACGTGTTCGTACTTTACCAGTTAGATTAAGAGAAAACCCCTTAGATACAATAGTTACTGAGTGTATGGGTTTTGTTCGTGAACGAAGGAGAATAAGACGAGCCTTAAAAACGTGTAAAAAAAGATACCGTGTAACTAAAACTATTAAAAACGAAGCACTCGAGGCATATTGTAACGCTTTAGACCTACCCCTTTGCGAAACTGTAGAAGAATTACAAGAACTTGGATACGCGAGTAATTCACACGAATTTTTTTTAGAATATTTAAGTTTTTCAAATGAATATAGACAGTGTCAAAGAGAAGCATATATACGTAATCTCGATTCCATTGAAAATGAAATGGTAATTGTAACTTCATTTATGCGTGTAAATCAGGGTATTATAAATACTTTTTATGAAATAAATCTAGACGTGAGTAACCTAAGTTGATTTTAATTTATTTTTTTTTAAAGAATATAAAAATGGAAGATCTTACTAATTTAATGCGTTTGATTGATTTAAATTCAAGTAATGTATCCGAGGGTCATTATCTTGAGATGTGTAATTCGATAAAAAAAATCCATGATATTATTTCACCTTCAAATTCAATTTATGATTCGGAATCTGAAGATGATGATACTAATAATTTTATTTTGAGAGAAGTAATGAGTGATAGTACACTCAATTTCCCACCTGTTCCATTTGTACCTATACGAACAGAAAGGGGGAATCGATATAGGTATTACGAACATGAATTACAGGATGCAGATGCAGATGCACCTTCAAATCAAATAAATAATGAAAATGATGATTTTCTCATAGCAACACCCGAAGAGGAAAATGAACTTCGTGATTTTGTTCTTGATAGAGCACATGGTTGGGAAAACGATCGAGAGGCGTTTGAAAATGATATGAGAATTCTTGAACAGGCGCAGAGAGAATACGATGAAAACGAATTACAAAAAATTAGACAACAAATTATAGATACGAAGAAACTTATTACTAAAACAAAACCCAGACAGAGAATAACTGAAACTGTTCGAAAAGCTGCTATAAAACAACGTTCGAATGAGATTGGTATTCGATTAAGAAGATATACTTTGGGATGTTTATTGGATGCAGGACACGACGTTGGTAACGCACGAGCTTTTTTCAAAAATTATTTGAATGATTATAACGAGGATATTGAAGATAAACTGAAAGAATTGAATGATACCTTAGAAGATCTTATTGATAAAGGGGAGACTCTTCTAAGAAACATGAGTATTAATATGGAAATAGACTAATTTTAATTAAAATATCATTTTACACCATTTTTCGTTAATATTACCGAATGGCGAATACTCAAAAAGTAAATGTATGAGTGCGCCTGATATTATAAGTACACCCGTTCCCTTGTATATATATTTCGTAAGACCCATAACTAAAACCTGTAACATGACACCAATGAGGAGTGCCTCTAATAATACTGAAGTAACAGCCCGCATTTTTTATAATAGTATAATATAAAAAAATGGATGGTCAAGATTATGGTATTATATTAGCACTCCTAGGCATGATTGGTGCATTTGTATACTTTATAACCAGTCGCAAATCAGGGTACGTAATAGAAGAAAAATAATAATTAAATTTTAACATAAATAATATCTCATGGTATATAAAATGATAACCGATAGAAAGTTACTCATCATTTTATGTATTACTGTAATTGCATTGATGATCTCAAAATACATAACATCAGAAGGGTATGTTCCACTGAAAACCAACGAAATAAAATTTAGTTGGAGAAACAAAACTACTGACGGTGTTACTAAATGGGTTATTAAGTTAACGGGTGGTAATAGTGACGGTAACCTTGTCGTGTTAGAAACTAAGGAAATAAAAAAAGAAGATGAGCCTGAATATTTCAAACCTTTTAAGTCTAATGAAATTATATTTGACGGTAGAGATTTTACTTTAGATACGGTAAAACAGGGTTTGAAAGTTGATGTTTATTATAACGAAGAATCGGAACCACTTATTACAAAAGCGTTATATTTACAAAAAAACATGTTTAGTATTACCCTAGATCTTATTACAAAACTAACCGAAACTGTTTTCTCGTTTAATCAATCAGATCACGAGTTTCAGAACGGGTTTTATACTATAAAATCCAAAACGGGTACTAAAAAATTCATAATAAATGACCGAGATGATTTTGAGTTTTCAGATAAAACGTATGATGATAAAGAATGTTACGATATATTTTATTTACAAAAACTTCAAAGTTGGAGTAACGAGTTTTATTTAAGAAGTGCGAATAACAATAAATGGACAAAAACATTTAAAACATATGGAGGTTCTATTCCATATGACTATGATTCAAAAGAAATAAAATATTCTTATGGAACAAAAAGTTATCGTACAACTCGTAAACTTTATAGAGACGACTTTTACTCGAATGATGGTACTGGATTCAATAAAAAAGATAAGTTTGAAGCTATAAATACAGAGGATGGTTCTTGGCGAGATAATGCTCGTGTATATAAAATGGATGGAAATCATTTGTATAGAATGGAATCTGGAACACCAATAAAAATATCCGACGATGAAATTGTATTAACAAAAGTTACTAATACGTGTACTGTAACTCAAAAGGGGAAAGGGGAAAGTACCGAGTTTCAAAAAACTGTAGCGTGGTCTAACCAACTAGAAACAAACCCAATGAGAAGATGGAACACATTTACTATACCCGTGGAGAAGAAAAACTCCACCCAGAATAAAAAGTGTGTGGATTTTAGAACAGACCAACTAGACCAAGTTAAGGCATATGCTAATTCTGTAGGTACTCGTGTAGAAAACGATTCCGTCGTTGTTACCATCGATGGCTTACAGACAAACGATGATGGTGATACCGTTGAAACCTTGTGTAAAAGAATTTTTTACACTACACCTAGGTTTGAAGAGAAAAAAAACGGAGACGCTGGAGAAGAGTTACCAGATTGGGGAACTGGGTGTAGACATAAAGGTAAGTACGATAGAAAGGGGAAAACTAGTGGTTGTGAAGGTAAATTTAGCACGGCTGATTTATATTCAAGTCCACCATTCAGAGATTTAATCAAAGAATATCGCATGAAAGAATCTTGTTCAAATAATAGTTGTAGATGGGAACTAGATTACGACGACGATAGTAATCCAAAATTTAAATATATAAAAGAATATGGCACTGATGTGTGTCCTAACGATAGTGATGTGAAAGCATTAAAAGACGCAATAGATGCACAGTGTGAAAAAATAACAGAAAAGGGTCTTTGTCAAGCAGAGAAAACAAATGAAACTATATCGTCTAAAATTAAAACTATACAAGATAAGTTTGATACTAAAAAGGCAAAGGTAAAAATTTCATCATCACACAAGCCTACGTATGACCTTTTCAATAATAGTCCTATCTCCTTACCAGACTTCAGTAAAAATTTTGATGAATCAATCTGTAACTGGCGAGGATCTGCTACGGAACCTGTAGTTGAGATTGATCCAAGGGCAGGTACGATTGGAGATGAAATATGTGAAGCAAAAACACGAGAAGAATTAGAATCAAAAATATGGGGGAACAAAGCAAATCAATATAAAGATTCGGCTTGGCAATCTATGCGTGATACCTTTACCGATGGATATGAAAAAATTAAAGAAAAATGTTCGGAAACTTCTGTTGGTAATTGTCAACGCCCTTATTACGGTCCTAATACATCACAATTTGGTACGGATTTTGCAAATCTTTATAAAAACGGTAATTCCAGTCAACACCAATTTGCGTGTAAAAAAAGTACGTACGGTTGGGATCTCGATGGTAAACGCTACGATGTCAATGCGAAATAAAACTGAACCTATTGTATTATCTGGTAGCGGACCTGTGCTCTTAAACAAACAAACCGGTAATTTGGAACAGAACGAAGAATATACCGGCGGTGCTGGATATATATACGGTTTTGATTTATCAGGCTAATATTAACTATATTTAAATCTCATAATATATAAAATGATTAATGGTAATAATTTAATTATCATTTTATGTATTATATTAATTGTATTAATTTACCTTTACTCTAAAAAACGTGAAAATTATACTATAGACTCTATAGACTTTTCATGGCGTAACGGTAAGGTTGACGGTGTTACTAAATGGATACTTGTTGGTGAATTTCCAAGTTTAGAAGATGGTGGTAAACGAACAATCACAAAAGAGTATACGGATCCATCTTTATCAAAGAATTATACTGATGTATCCGTAAATTTTTTAAAAGATACGTTATTTGATTATAAGATTTCAAGTGGAAACGTAAAATTAACATTATATTACAACACGAAAGGAGTTAATAATGAAGTTGGGTACAAAGAGTTTACGGTAAATAAAGATGAAATTTCTTTAAAAAAGTCTCAAATTACAAAGGTCGAAGGACCTGAAATACAATGGCCTCCCAAAGGGTCTGATAACTTACCCGATGAAGGATGGTATCAGATAAAAGGTGGTTTTTTAAAGAGTAGTTATTATGGTAGTTCTGTGAGTGACGATTACTATTATTACGTCGATGAAGATAATAAAGTAAAAACGGCGGGTAAAGATTGGTATTCCACTAACTATATTCCGGGTATAAGTATTAGTTGTTCGACTTTATTTTATTTAAGTTATAGAAATACATCAGAAAAACGTGGTAAAACTGGTGATTTTCAGTTACAAACGGTCATGGGTAAAACAATTGATAGTGATGCACTAAAATGGTGTATTATTGGTGAAGACAAATCTATAACGTGTTCGGCTGTGTCAAAACCAGACAAGGCTTCTTTTAAATTATATACCGAGAAGAGAGGGGAGGTGAAACGTTTAAGTTCAACCCAATACACAAAACAAGCTGATTTAAACATAATTGGTAAAGATCCAACCGATGAAAATGAAGAATATTGTAAAGTTGGTAATGAGTCGAAAGCTATGTATTATTGCAGAAACGATGCGGAATCATATTTTGACAGAAGAAGTAAGTATCATAATACTAGCAGTGATATTACATGCGATGACGAAGATTACCCAATTAAGGATTCTGGTACAGTTATAGATTCTACACAAGGTAATAAAGGTAAACCTGTGTGTAATGTTTCTGAAACTAAGGATATTGTTGAAGGCGTACGTTTTGTGAAAATTGATATGAATAATCTTGATACGACTATAACCATGGATAAAATATACGAAGCACAAGATTTATTAGGTTTACCAAGATTTTATGATATTAGAAAAGTATCACCAGCGGTTAATAACAAAATGACAGGTGCAAAAACTGATGATGAGAAGACTAAAATTGACAATGCTAAAAAAATTTTACTCTCTATAAACGGGTTTGTGAATGGTTCGTGTGATCCGAAAACGTATAATACTAAAATTAAAGAAAAAGCAGCAACTGACAAAAATGAAGCTGAATACCTTGCTAAATACGGAAAAATTGTTGAAGGTATGGATTTACCTATGGGTATAGAAAAAGCACCTACATTTTACATACACGTACCACCTACTATAAAAGAAACAAATTTTGAATATAGAAATCAAGGTTCGAAATCTAAGATTATTGCCGACGAAAATAAACTAAAAATCGTAAATAATGAGGCGGGAACAAAAGCTGGTATATCTGGTAGTATTAATTTTCCACTTAAACTTATTAATGAAGGGAAGGATCGTTCCATGGTTTTAGTTTTTTCAACTACACCCAATGTAGAAATAGAAAGATTATTAACCGGTAATTTTGGAAACCTTTTTTATCCATCTTCCATAGAGAATAAAAAAGTAAAAGATTTATCCGTATTAGAAGGTGCTATAGGAATAGTGGATGGTAAACTAATAATTAGTGGAAAAAACACGGGACTTGTTGTCTCGAAAAGTGAATGGCACATTTTGATAATTACACAAAAAGTAATTATTGGAGAACAAAAGACTTATGACAATGATGGCACTGGTGATATTGATCGCGATAGAACTCGAGAATTTATGGGAGAAACTTCGTATATTGCTAGTATAGGTAATACAAGAAATACTTATATTCGGTATCCGGAATATACAACTAAAGTTAAACTTATAAGTGATAAGACTGTTTCAAACGATAGTCCTTTATTTGAAGAACAAGAAACGCAACTTATTGATGATACTCTAAATAAAGAAGACGATACACAACCTACAATTTTTTATCCCGGTATACCAGAAAAAATTACTACAATTCAACCATGTAAAGGTGGGCTTATTTCATCTTTCGCATATTTTGATGTAACCTTAACATCCGATGAAATTACTTTATTATCGGATTATTACAAAACAAAAAATTTAAATGCTGATGTATTAAAAACAGAAAAAATATTTGGTAAATCGCCTACGTTTAAAGATGATTCCAGTACTTGGACATGGGATAATGTTAATAAGAAGCTTAAATTAAATACAACTATTGAAAACCCAGATAAATCCGTTAAATATTCCATATTTATTTGTGATATGAAAGACAATTATACTGCTAACGAATTAAATTTAACTTTTGCGAATGTACGTCCACCTTGGAATGTAAGAGATAATACACCCGTGAACATGTTAAAATATAAAGTTCAATCCGTGTTAAAAATAGAAAAACAAACGGAGAAGGAAATAGAATTAATTATTGATATGAGTAGTTTGTCCATCGATGATCATGGATTCTTAGCTATTATTGCACCTCGAGCGGAAAAAAATTTAGAAAATTCAAGTAGATTTCAGACTGGTAATGTGGGTAAACAAATATTAATTGAAGACGGTGTATTATACAAAAATTTTGTTAATGATTCAAAAATTATTACAACTACTGTTAAAAATTATGAAAGTGAATCGGGTGCTAAATATAGATACGATATATATGCCGATGATGATTTTTCGATTTTACGTTTTAACGGTAAAAAAAGTTATCATATTGAATACATAGGTTATTTGAAATACAGGGACCATAATCCTGAAGATCTTGAATATGGGTACGTTCGAGAAGAAGTTAACGACAGAAATTTTGAAGAAGTTGAGTCTCCCATAAAAATACCGATTTATAACGAAACAACTAAAGAAATGGAATTTAGTGATAAAGAGTTTACTTTACCAGATAAAAAGGATGTCCCTAGATATACAAAAGATGACCCTATGCAGGCTTTAATTATAAGACACGGAACCCCGGAAAATAGATGGCATAGTCTTAATAGTCATAAAACTAATATCCCATATAGCCCGGAGTTTAACAAAAATGGTAAGTACCCATACGTCAAAGGTAATTCGAAAGTTTATAGTTACAATGGTTTTCACAATTTCGCATGGGACGATGTTCTTAAAACTGAACCCATATTTTCAATTTATTCGGATGCGAAAATTGGTAAGGGTATTATAATTGTTGTTAAAAATGCAAAGAATCTTATGAATTTAACAGTTAAGGAAACGTTACAAAGTGATAATACGACTAAAGAAATATATAAAACGAATAACTATATTACATATTCTAATACTAATGCACTTAACACAAGCCCTATAACCGGGTATGGACGTATAGAAGCAATTTATGATGATGATGGTGGGATTACCAACGATGACATTGCAATCCCATATAATACTAAGCGTGCATCCGTTTACAGCGATCGCTACGACGCGTGGTTAAATGCTAAATATAATTTAGAACGTGCTCGAAATTTTTGGCAAATACTCCCATTTAATGTAGGTGAACCAGATTATAAAAGACCACCTTACGTAGCACCATCACCACCGGCTAATGCAGCAGCAGCACCAACAATACCACCTCATTTTTCGGAATCGGTAAAATTAACAAGTATAGAAAAAGACACCCGTTCCTTTGAATTGGGTTCATCCCCGTCTACATCCTTACCAGAAAGAAAACCTATCGAAACCCTATACCCCATTAACGATATCGGTGATAATCCGGTAAGACCAGTTGATAAGAAAGATGGTAAAAAAGCACACGAAGCTTTTAAACGTGGTCAGTATGGAAGTTCGGTATCTATAAGTGATAATATAATGGTTATTGGTGCACCAAATACGGGTAAAGGTAAGAAAATGACTGTAAAGGTAAAAGACGGTACAACTAATGTTATAGAATTTGATGAAGATGGTAAACGTAAAGATGTACTTACTACAAAAGAAATTTACGAGTACCCGGACTCCGGTGCTGCTTTTATTATGAAAAGAGATAGTGAAGACGGTGAGTGGTACAATATCGGTATAGTTAGAGGTGGTAACAGTCGCGATAAAACGGGTTCAGCTGTTTCTGTTGATAAGGGTTACATAGCGATAGCATCTGTTGGTGATGAAGAAGAAGTTTTCACGAACGCACAAATGAGTACTTTTCAAAAAGATTCTGAAGGTATAATAATCTGGGCTACTGAAAATGTAGACGGTATCACCAAGTCGTCGCTTAAAAGTCAAAAAAAATATAAAACGGGGTATACCGAAGATGATAAAGTATTGGAAAAATGGAAAGATTATGTTACTAATGTTGATGGAAATGACGATGCATGGGGTAAAAATTCTATAGAAAAGCTTAAAAACGATTATTATGGATTTATAGCTGAGAACGGTAGAAAAATTTACGCAGATGAAAATGGAGTTAGATATTTCGATGGAGAATACGAGTATGTAGATGAAAATAGAACGTATTTTACAAAGGAAGAGCGACGCGGGGAAACTTGGAAAATGAGATTAGAAAAATTACCATGGTCTGGTTCAAAACCATCAAGTTACCAAATTATTCAGGGTCATACAAGTTCAGACGGTATTAGATTAAGAAAAAGGGGTAAATTTATAGTAAATTACGATAAAGAAGGAGAAGAAAAATTTATCGAAGACGAAAACGGTGAATTTCGTTATAGTATAGGATATTTACCGGAAGAAAAACAAAATGAGATTATTCTTGGTTATCAAAAAAATGTATTAGATAAGTTCTATGATTACACAAAAACCTCGGATAATGATAAAAAATTGAGCTTTTATGACCAAATGGTTATGAGGGATAAATACAAATTAACGTATATGTGGAATCCATCAGGTTCGGTTGGTTTTCTTCGTGTTATTAATAATAAAATTGAGTTTTTGGGGGACGTACATTTTCCTGAATATAAACCAATGAATGAGATGGAAAGTTTTGGTACGAGTGTTTCAATTTGTGTTTTTAAATCCGGATCTGTTTTTGCAGTAGTAGGTCAACCCGTGTACAAAGCACCCATACCGGAATGGGGGTACTGGGGAAAAAATGATATGGTTCATATATTCAGAAAAAGTCGAACGGGGAAAAAATTTGTTTTTATAAAAACACTATACGGTCCCAAAAAATCTAACTTTGGTGCCTCTGTTTCCATGTCGGAAGGTAAATTACTTGTAGGTGCTCCACTTGCAGATGGGGGTAAAGGTGAGGCTTATATTTATACCATGAACCCAAGTGATTATTACGATTGGGGTGGTGGGAAAATGATAGTACCCGGAGAAAACGATATCATGAAAGGAAGTTATGATGAAATGAGTATTTCTCTCGAAGAAGGCGATAATTTTGGTGAAAGTGTATCTCTTAGTAATAACATAATGGCTATAGGTGCTCCGGGTAAAACAATATATAAAAAAGGCAGAACCACTAGTTCGTTTTATCCACAATATGATAAGCTAGAAGAAATAGGGTCTGTATATATTTATGATAAACTAAAAGATCAGCCAGGTAAATGGGCACAAAGTATTATTATGCCAAATACTAATGTTACTCCATTTGATTTACCTCATTCAGAATTTGCGAATGGGAAACGTCAAACTTCTAGTGGGACATTGTATAGTTTTGATCAAACGTACCTAGATACAAACGGTGTTAAATATAACGATGAAGATTATGTTAACACCGGGAAATGGAGACATAGAGAATTTTCTGGGCAGAACGATCCTAGAAATATGAGGTTTGGTAGTTCGGTTTCTATTGATAATAATAAATTGGCTGTTGGTGCACCATACGAAGTAACATACTCGGAGGAAGATTTTAACGATGGTAAAAATTCGGCTGGAAAAAGTAATACGGGTTCAGTCTCGTCGTATACGCGTGATCCGTCTACGGGTGTATGGGCACTGGTTCAAGAGTATCAAGATGTACTTGGACAAGCTGAATCTTTAGAAACAAAATCTAGATTCGGTACATCTGTGGATGTAGATAGCGCGGGTAATCAGATAGCTGTTGGGGTACCTGGGTACACGCCATTTTATAATAGAAAAGAAAACACTGGTCGTGCTATGGTTTATAGTCTCGATAATGATTTAGGTAAAGACGAATCCGTGAGGTCCTCGAAAGATTTTGTAGCGGGTCGAAAATTGTGTAATTCTGTGGTGAGATTTGTTGATAAAGATAATAAAACAGAATTTGCAAACAAGATTGGTCCTTGGGAGTCTGATGGAAATTATACTAATTTTGTTTCTGCGGGAAAAAGTAATATCTTAAAAAACAATGAACGTGTAGGTGTAATTGACGATGAAGTTGAATATATGACCATAAATGCTTTTAGTAGTGGTTCAGATTCATGCGAAAACATGATGCCAAATATACAACCACCACCTGTACCAACATTTAATCAAAAACTATTTGTTCTAGATAAAACGGTTACCATTAAATTTACAGATATTACGAACGCACACGAATCGTATACGTTACAAATTGAACGCGAAGATGGGACTGTTTTAAAAACAAAAAAATTTAAGAAAGGAGATACTTCAATTACATTGTCATACGAAGAATCTTCGTACGCAACGTATAAATATGTTATTAAACTAATTTATGCAGATGACATAATATCGACAAGTACAAACTCGTTAGAAGTTAAAAAGATAGAAGGTCGTTGTCTTAGCGAATTTGCGATTACATGTGGGCTTTCTGCATGTATGAGCGGCGATAAAATCGGGGTGGATAACTTATTCCGTGACCGCGATTCAAATTATTATACGATTACTAATGAACCTGAGGATACATACGATGGCTATATTGCAGCGAGGAATGCTTTTAATAACAGTGAAACGTTGAAAAAATATAAACAAAAAATACTAGATTTAATAGAAGAAAAGGAAAAAGGGTACCAAGCTGAACAATGGAATTATAAGAAAGAAGTAGACGGGAAAATGGTTGATAGAACTGTCGATGAGATATATAATAGTGATTGGCAACCTGAATTCCGCCACGATGCCTGGCAAGTTACAGATATATTCATAGAACCATATGAAATTAAAGAAGTGTCGTTGTGGGGGCGTACACCCAGCTCCGAAACCGTTATTGTAAATGGTATCACCTATAATGGGGGTTTTGAAACTTGTCAAACGAGAATGGGAAGTTGGCTTTCTGATTGTAAACCTTCTTCGAAAGATCCATATGAGGTTGGTTTTAAACTTTATTTTCGAGCGAAACGCCAAACATCATATAAAAACGGGGGCAGATACGGGGGTGGAACATGCGACGCTGCTAATTTTGTTAAAACGGAATACCCGGAACCAGTCATTGCGATTAATAAATTTGTGAGTCCACCTCCTTCACGAGGTCGTCGGTAAGATACATAATTTTAAAATAAAAATAATTAGTAATAATAGAAAAAGATGATTTTGATTCTTATTATGTGTTGTGTTTTACTTTCGCTCGTAATTGCGGGTGCATATTTTTATAAAAACCGTGGTGAATTTACAGCTGAAATAACACCTATGAATCTTATAGAAACTTATAATCCCGCCGAAGCTTCAGGGCGATCAGGCGCTGTTAATACTGATGATTATACAGCCTTATCTAAAAACGTTGATGTTGGTATAAAATTTGAAAATACAGAAGACGGTTTAGACTTGGATGAAATAATTGCTCGTCGATACATAGGAGATGATAAAAAACAGGAAAAGACTATTAAAAAAACAGATGAACCAAAAATGTTTAAAAAGAACGCAGTTAGTAAGATTGTTTTCAGTGGTAAAGATAGTGAAGGTATTAATGCAATTGGTGATAATAAAGTTAGACTTTTTTATAAACAAAAACTTACGGGTGTTGAGATGGAATTAACGCCTAAAAATATAGCCGCGATGCCAGTTACTGAAGAAGAGTTGGCAGAAACACTTGGTTTACAGGAAAAGAAAGTCACTTTGTTAGAACCAACACTTTCGGAAGATGTCGATAACAAAACTATAATTACGAGTGAATTTATAAATAAAGGGTACTATATGTTTTTTGATGGTGCCGGTAGAATTGAAGAATTGAATACAGGACTTGATGCTAATGCTGATCCAAAGCCAAAGGTTACGATTATACCTGCTACTCAAGGTGGTGATAATTCCAAATTTAAAATTAAGATAAAAGGCGGTGATAGTGGTAATGATAAATTTTTTGCATACACGGGTACTGATGTTACTTTACCACGCGAAGTTGGTCTTTTGGAAGATAGTACTAAATCTATAGTATGGGAATTACTAGAGGGTTCAAAAACTGATTATATACGTCTTAGCCCTACGGGTACGGATAACGAAGGTATATTCCTTATGTACGATATGCGAGATTCGGTATCGAGTAATCACAAATTAGTGGTTGAAAATATTGTAAGTATGACAGGTGTTGAATATAAATGTAATTACCAATCCATGGATATTTTGTTATCCGAAGGTGATATTTCAGACACATATACCAAGTGTAGTTTAAATTAATAATTCACACATTTTTACTTTTTATCGAGGTAAACATGTTTGGAATAAAAATAAAAATGTATAATATAAATAAACATGGAAACAAAATATATTTACGGTGCTGTTGCACTTCTTGTTATTCTTGTTATTCTATTTTTGATTATAAGAAAAAGAGGAAGTGATTCATCTACTCCTACCGATGATAAGAGGAAGGGTACAGTCGGACCAACCATTGAGGTTGGTAATTTACAGGCTACTCAAAACCCGGATAAATCTGATAATACGACTGAAAAGACTTCAACGTATATGATTAAACAAACGGAGGGATACGACTCGACTGCGACGACTTTTGATGATAAGGAACTTTCCAAGAATATCCAATTAAGTTTAACGTGGAATAACGGTGGTGGTTTTGACGACGTTACAAAAATTAAAGTTAAATGGGAACAGCAAGTAACTGATCCAAATGATCCTACTAAAACTATAAATGAGGTAAGAATGACAGAAACAATAAATAAAAGTACTGATACTATTACATATTTTACACAATATTCATCTAATCTTAGTCATACATTTACCGCGAATAAAAAAAACCCATCCGTGGATGGTGTCGCCTTAGATATAGACGACGATAAAAAGTTTAGTGCCGTTGGTACAAACATGATTCACGTTTACTATATTGACAAGGACAATAATGAAGTTAGATTAACACCCGAGGATGTACAAACGTATGTTGTTACGGTCGACATGCTTTCTGCAACAAAAGATTTAATACAAGCTAAGACGTATATTTACAAACCTACAACTGGTACTGCAACTATATCTGCGACTATAACTGATAACGAGTACTACCTGTATAGCGTCGGAATTAAGAACGATATGATTAAACATATTGATTCTACTAAATCTGGTAAAATTGTTATATTACCCGAAGGTGAAGGTGCGACTAATAGTGTTGTTCGTTTAAGAGTGAAGTTCAATAGTGGTCTTGTAACCAACCAAAAACATTTTCTTAAGATGGGTACCGGTGGTATAATACAAATTGCGGAAAACAATACTACCACATTTGATGATACGTATAAATTTGCAACTGTTAAAGGTTCGGGTTCGGGTGATGATGCGAATAAATATATACGATTTCGACAAACCGGTAGTGGTAATACATCGAATTTCATGATGGTTGATTTTAAGGATGGTAAAAAATTAAAAATTAAAAGTTATACTAAAATCGATGATTTGTGTACAAACAAATCCCTCGATTTTATACTTTCTGCAACGGAACTACCTTATATCCAAAGTAGATTTTCCGAAAGTTCTGATGATTGCGAATAAACCATAAATTAGCACTTAAAGAACACCCAAGTTGAAAATATATAAAGTAAAAAACAATTATTATAATAAAATGACTACTGTATCTATTAATAAAAATATTGACGTCATTCGTGATAACAACGTCTTGATGGAATATGTTGGTAAAAATACAAATGAATTAAAGCAAATGCTTTTAAAATTTATGGAGGAATCTGAACGAAGAGACTCTGAATCGACAAAAATGATTACTCTTTTAACGAATGAAGTTAATGTTTTGAAAGAAGAATATACCAAGACTAATATATTGCTTGACAGTATGAAAGATAAACTTGAAAAATACGAACCTACCAAGCGTGTTTCGAAGAAATCCAGGGACGATTCTACACGGGTTCAATGTTCGTGTATGACAACTAAAGGTACACAGTGTACACGATTTGTTTACGGTGGCGAAACCGTGTGTGTGATGCATAAAAGAATGCAAAACAAAAACGATTTAAATAAACCTGTTGAAAGTGAAGTCGTTGAAAGTGTGGATGTTGTGAAAGATACAAAAGAAAATTCCAATGTTAAAAAAGGGGGGAAAAGAGGGAAAAAACCGAGTCTTAAAAAAACTAAAGATCCTCCACCTATGCATAACCACGAGCCAGGTGAAACCCCTACACACCCATGTTCTTTGTGTGAATCTCACGGTGATATATTTGATCCAACTTTACCTGACCATGAATTTACGGGAACAGTTGTCGATGGTAAAACATTAGAGGAACGCTTAAGGATTGCTATAGAGGAAGAGGAACATGAAAGTAACCTTACCTCAAATACACACACTACTATAAGTGTTAAACCCGAAAAAAAGTCGTGGGCTGATATGGCAGATGAAGACGATAATATTGTTTAAAACGGCGAATACGTTATATATTTTATAAAATTTAAATCGATACCTCTTTAAAAAATTATAGTTTTTTAAACAGTTATATTTTAATAAAATTATATTTTACTCTTTCTTATTTTTTTGTTTTAACATCCTGTCCAAATGGGTTTAAACTAATGATAGATTGCATTTTTTCGCGTTCGAGAACACCCGCTACACACAATTCTTGCCATTGATGTAAAGATATTTTGGAATCTTTTAATTGCTTCATGGTCTTTTCACTTTTTGTTAATATTCTTTCATCTAATTTTTCATCGGCAGCTCTCATGAGGTAGAATGTCATTGCTGTTATATCATGATCTGTAAATTTTTCCTTACTTTCATCACTGTTTATACTATCCGAATCAGAATTACCCAAATATGTTTTGGCGAAACAACCCTTAACAAGTTTTCTGAGTTCTTCGAAGTCCAAATCACCTTCTCCACTTTCGTCGGCTTCCTTGAATACCCTTGATGCAACGCAAGCTTGTGCGGCATATTGTGCAGCTTCCTTAGCAACGTCAAACTCTTCTTGTATAATACTTTTGTATATTGGTGATACTTCTCCCATTAAGTATTTAGCAATAAAGCCAACAACTGACGAAGCGACACCCAAAAGAACCAAACCTGAAGTCAATTGGAGTAGAACAAATACGTAATTTACTTCACCCACTAAACCACTTTGTTGGATATCGATTAAAATGCCATACCTGTAGAAGTCTGTATATATACCATTTGGTTGTCCCGTTGTTAAATTAACAGGGTTGTTTATGTCAAATATTGTGACATTTGGTAACTGTTTATAGTATATTTCATCACCTTTTGAAAACCATCCCAATTTTGGTTCAACGTTAACTATGGCATATATATCCTTTTTACCGATATTTGTTTTATCCGTATGTAAGTCATAATTATGATATTTAATTTTAATATTTAATCTTACACCACTTGTTCTTACGTGTGGATAATTATCAATATCCTGTCCAGCCCCGTTAAACCCTGATACTTGTGTCGCCACACCTTCAGATACTTGTTCGTTTAATGGTTTATCGAGATCAATACTCGCTATATCTAACCATTCGGAAATTTTTAAACGTATAGAACTACCTTCTTCGAACGTATACAAATTTTCATCTGAACCTGGTTTTCTGATATACGTTACCGGTTTGGGACCCGATTCTACAGAAGAGTCGTAATAGTGGTTGAACGCAAAAATACTATCCTCTATACCCGTTGATAGGAAGTTGGCTGACGTAGAGTGTATACACTGACCCATTTCTTCTACACATTCCTCTATACCATTGGGTTCTTTTAGACACCCTGTTTCTGGTGTAGTATATCTCTGTTTGAGTGTTTGTGTGATATGTGTGGTGAAAAACATGACGTTACCAGTTGGTAACTTTGAAATCAATTCTTCTGCTGCAGAATATACACAGATTGGTACTTTGTAATACCAATCCGTGGAATAGTTAAACGCGTACGAACCGAGGTTATTACAAAAAGATTGTTCTCCATTGTATATACTTACCTGTTTATCGGTATATTCCGTACCACCTAAACCCCATGAGCTTACGACTCCTGTTGGTACTTCGCTTTCAATATATGTTTTTTGGTCAAATAACGAATATATGACCCATGATATTACACATAACTGAAGAAACATATTCATTAGGGCAAGTTTCCAATCTCGTAAAACTGTTACTTTTTCTGTCCTGTATGTCATTGACATGATATTTCTCCTGACCCATCTGGTTATTGGGTTCAATATAGATTCTATTTTCGGCATTTTATATATACATAGATTAAATTTACGTTTGAATTATGGCATAAAAAACCATGTCTATTTCAAACATAAATAAAACATAAATAAAACATAAATAAAGGTTTGAAATAGGTTATACTTTGTAATAACCACAAGATTAACCCTTTTTATACCCTAAAGAATATATAATTTATACTTATA